TCATAATGCTTTTAAGATATTGCTGAACTTTTCGGCAGTCTCTTTTTTCTTGTCCTTGGCAAGGTGGCTATATGTATCTAAGGTTGTTGTTATTTTAGAATGTCCCAACCGCTCTTGTATTTCTTTAGGGTTCACATCATTATTCATCAACAAACTAGCGTGAGTGTGTCTGAAACCATGCAATCCGATATTTGGGAGCCTTGCTGATTCCAAGTGAGAAGAAAGACGTACTCTCTCACTCTCATAAATCAATCTTTGACCGTCATAAGAAAATACTACACTATCAGACAAACCTATCACTTTATTATGGTTATTTTGGAATTTACGCCAATTGGCTAAAATTTGTAAAGTGGCATTATCAAGCGAAATAATTCTATTACTTCCTTTAGTTTTGGGGCTATCTTGCACTTCTCTGCTCTGTAAAGTTGTCTTTGTTACATTAACAAGTTTTTCGGAGAAGTCTATATCAGACCAATTCAAAGCCAAAGCCTCACCAATACGTAAACCAGTAGCCAATAATAGACGATATAAGGCATTATGTAGCTGGTTCTCTATACTTGGCTCTAATGATTCAAGATATTCTAAGAACATTTTCAGCTCTTTATCATCAAAATACTTAATCTTTTTAACTGTCCTTGTCTTTAACTTAGGAGGGAAAACTTTAGTAGCTGGATTGTCGTTTATCGCTCCTAATTGCACACCATAATCAAGGATACGTTTGATGATATTGAGCATTATCTTATATTTTTTACCTTTACCTTTTTCACGTTTACCACTAATAATCTCAGAGGTATTAGCATTCTTAGACCAATCATTAACAATACCTTGTAATAACATAGCCGTTATTTTTGGTAAAACGTATGTCCCAATAGCTGGTAAAATATAAACTTTTAGATAATTTTTTACTGAACGTATGCTATTGGCTTTAACTGTCAGCTTATAACTCTCAAACCAACTCAAAGCCAAAGATTCAAAGTTATCAAAAACCACTTTTTCCCTTGCAATTGTAGACCCATTATTGATAAACTTATTTATAGCTTGGCGTGCTTTAATATCACACATTTTTCTACTATTGGCACTTACACTTGTTCGTACTTGCTTACCAGTCAGACTATCTACGCCTAAATAAACGTTAGTACGGTACACTTTTGTACCGTCTTTTTTTATATATTCTTTAATATTCATATTATTTCTTCCTTTCCATTTTGTACTAATGTCAGGCAAGGCATGTACGAGGATTGAGAAATATTTTTATTAGAGCTTATACGATTAATTAGTTAACTGGTTTATTAGTTTATAGAGTTATTAAATTCTCAACTGATATAGTATTATTTACGGTAACAAGAGTAACAAAGTATTATAAAGGTAGTTATATCAAGGGTTTATACTGTTACCTTTCTCTAAAAGAAGAGTAACAGTAAGGTATCAAGGGTAACAAGATAATTAGAGAGGAATCCCTAAACTAGAGCCAGTACCTGGAAATGCTGGTAGAATCTCTGCAAGAGTTTTGGGCAATGTACTATAAAACTCACTTACACTTGGGGAGAGGTTACTATTTATGGCATCCAACGTAAAATTTGTCTGCATACGTCTGATGACATTGGGAATATACTCTCCTTTTTCTACTAGATTCTTTGCTTTAGTCAGCACTCTACGTTCTTCTTCTTTTATATCCTCGCTAAGGATAAGATTATAAAGTGTATTCAAAAAATCTAATTTTATTTGAGATGTTTTATCATTGTCTGCCATAAATACCTCCTATCAGCTTTTAACGTGGTTCAGGTTTGCACGTATTGGGGTTAAGTAAAAAAAAGATTCAGTAATTTACTTATGGAATTGGTGGAAAAAGGGGGAATTTGTTATAAACGACTATTAATTCAATGATTCCGCAAGCGTTAGAGTTTTTCTATCAACCACTCTTATATCTTCATTTTCGAGCCGAACAATATAGCAATTATTCAAACTCGTTGATTCATCGCCAGTAACAATTGTGGCTATTTGTCCGTCTGATAGTTTGATTACATCGTCTTTTTTCATGTAGAACCTCCTTTCTATAATTTATTTTATACCTGTCATCACAGACGATATGAACTTTCGTAAATTTCCGATAGTTGAGGTAAAGTGAAAAGTTACTTGTCCTAATTAGATTGTGGCTATAGTCGTAAAATGCGACCTCAGGTAGTTGCATATAAAACTTGTAACAACCATGTCTCTATTTCTTAATTTGAAACCGAATATAAAAAAGTGTAAGATGAAAGTATAATGATTTTGAGATGTCATTACTTTCAAGTATTAAGCTACTCTTTCGAGTGGCTTTTTGTTTAGTTTAATTTAAGCAAACAGAACTATAATAAATTTATTCCAAACATAAACTTTTTCTAAAGTTTTGCACTGAGCGTCCTATTTCAAACTAGGGCGCTTTTTTTATTTTCCGAATTAAACCATTTACGCTAGAAAATACGAGTGATTTGATAGAAAATATCTGATAAACAGCTTTATTAAGCCATTTTTTTCTCGTGAAAATACGCTTGTTTTATTTTATGGGTTAAATCCAACTAGTAAGAAATATTTACATCTTCATTATTGCTAACGTCGGCAAAATTGGCTGTTATGCGTTTAGAGTAGTTTAGAGTGAGCCTATAGAGATTTGTACAAAAATGTTCATATCCTATTATTGGTTTCCGAAAAAAGTGAAACCAATAAACTTTACTCATCATCTATTTTAATGTAGTAGTGTTTAATAAAATATTTTTTAGAAATTACCCTACCGTTTGTTATATCTAAAAAATCGCCTATATTTCCCATTGCATAAGTTCCACCAAAGCCTTGTCCAACGCTCAAAATACCGTTCATTATTCCCAATTTAATATTTCTTTTAGCTGTTGGATTTATACCAGTTAAAAGGATTTTTAATCTATCATCATACCAAGAAAGATAATTCTCTTTAAACGCTTGCTTAACCCAATCAGGTTGTTCATTTGTTTTACTAATTTCCCATACTTCGACTGATTTGTTTTTATATTTTACTTCCATAAAATAATATAACTTCTTTCTGTATAATATAGTGAGATTTTGGAGACCCTAAAAAAGGGGGGACCGATTCGTTCCTACCTAGCAAGTCGCGAATCACGACTCATTATAACAACAACGAAATTTTCGTTTTTGCCACTTGTGGCAGAAAGCTATACCACTAAAATACTGTTAAGGGTGTAAAGATTTTAACGCCCTCAAAATTGTGGAGGTTATCAACACTAGACAAAGTCTATACCGACATCACGTCGGTCAGGGGTAACTTTGAGGTGTACCCATTCAAAACAAAAATGTTATAGCTCCGTAGTTACAAATACACAGCAAATTCTAGCAACATACAAAATTTACATGTAGTTATTCCCCATATAAATGGGGAAGCCGTCAACCATTCGGCAACCAAACGACAACCACAAAAACACTTGTTTAATTGTTGGCAAATGTTGGCAGAAATTGACTTGGTACGTCATTGTATTTATTGATGTTTTATGATATTAATAACCGTGTCGCCCTCTTGTAAGTTCGCTTCTTAGTCTTAGTATCATTTTTATCAATAAAATTCTCATTTCATCTCCCACCAGTTTTTAGTGACTGGAAACACATAGATTTACAAATATCATGCGCACAAGCGCTTTTTATTTTGCATTCCTAAAGTTTAGGGTTACTAATTCTAAACTAACGAGAATACCCATAAAATAAAATTTACAGGGTTAAGAGTTTTTATAAAAGTGATATGTAAATCCTTTTTGAATTCATGTTTAAATGAATCGCTAAATGACGATTTACTATTTATTGTTGCGTAAACTGCTTTGCAAATATCTAGAAATAACACTAAGAAAAAGACTACAACATATAATACTAGAACTGCTTTTAGAATTATTAAGATAAAATTAAACACATTACTCATACTGAACTCCTCTTTTATTTTGAATTTTTTGCGTTCCTAAAATTTAGGACTTGCTATATAGATTTAAACCTCAGCATTTCTAAGCGTAGGTTTAAGATATAACCTATAGTCTGTTTCGATTAGTAGCTAATCTCCTTAATTTTGATTCCTCTATAATACACATTTATATGTTCTGCAATTTTTTTTGCTTCTTTTTTATCAAAAGCATGTATTAACCACTTTGTAAACTTTTCATCTAATGTTTTTGAATCTATTATAATGTTAGATGCTGCTACTTCCTTGGAATCGTCATACTTGGATGAAAGACTACCGATTTTAATCGTTATATTTCCATAAGGCACTTTAGAAAATGGAGTGTTGTTTTTTGTTGCATCAATTGTTGTATTCGCTACATTCGGAAATAGTTGTCCTCTTAAAGATGTATCTTGAGAATAATAACTTGCTCTAAAATTATTAGACCATTGAAAATAACCATATAGAGACATAGCAATCGCAATTAATAATAGCAATAAAACTTTTTTTATTGAAAAAAATTGTTTTAAGAAATCCATATTATTCAACCTCCAAACTGTTTTTGACAAGTTGTATTTTAGGCTCATCAATAAAAACTGCAGTTATCTTTTTTGAAGTAACTCCAAATATAAAATTAGGCTTAAAATCTTTCACTTCCATTACTGCTTCAAAGCTATATTTCCCGTGTACTGATGTTGCTGAAATAGTATTGCTTCCGTTTTTAGGAGTAAACCATTTTTTAAATTTGAACTTTGAATATTTGTGATTGATTTTCAACTCTGTAATTATCTGCTTTTTCATTTCAGAAATCTGATTGTTTGTTGCACTTTTTGAAGTATATTGAACACCATTATCGTTCACTAAATTTTTATTGTAGTAAATCTTATATTTGTCAAATTCCCTGCTCAACATATCTTCGTTGATTGAGTCAAGCCAAATATCTTGCAACGAATCCCCGTAGCGTTCCATATTAAATATTGGACTAGAGACATACAACTTTGGTATTTCTATATCTACTTCATCAAAAGATTTTGTAGTCCAATTATTTATCAAAGTCTGAAAAGAATTAAAGGGAATATTATTAATAGAAGTACCTTCTACCCCTGAAGCAGTATCAGAAGTTTTATTAGCTCTTTGTACTGCTTTTTGTTGAGCTAAAAAAGGTTGACCAAATGTGAGTTGGAAAAAACTTTTTATCAATGGGGGGATTGAAAAGAACATACCTATAACTATTACAATTAAAATCAACCAACTCGCAACTTCTAGTCTTAACATTCGTGATCTTGTAACAGCTTGATTTAATTTTGTGCCAGAAACTAAATCCTTACTTTCATCGATTTTTCTATTCATATTTTCCTTTCACGCGACTAGGCGCTTTTTATTTTGCGTTCCTAAAATTTAGGACTTGCTATATAGATTTGAACCTTAGCATTTTTAAGCATTGGTTTATCCGAAAAGCACTAAATAATACTAAAGGTTTAATCTTATAGCGAGTTGCTACAAGCCTTTTAACGCAGGCAATTTCCCCTTAGTTACTTTTTGAACCTTTAGAGCTATGTTAATAAATGTTAAGATTCACTGTTATATAAATGTCGACTAAAAAAAGAATATATAAACTAAATCGACAAGAACAACTAATAGCAAGGAAATATATAAAAATGGAATGTACTTAGTATATTTTTTTCTTTTTAAATATATAATTCCTGAAACAATAAAGCCAAATATAATGGCGAACCAACTAGGACGGAATAGAATATAAAACAATACAATAAACAGTATGACTAATATCCAAGCTATTATTAAATTTCGCTTATTATCTTTTTTCATTTAATTTTTTTAACCCACCAACTCAAACCAGCACAGCTCATACAGCAAATGTCTTTAGCTGCTTTTCTTTTTTCATACATCCATTTTTAATAAAAACATTCTGCAGACGTTGAAGTTTAGTTTTAACGTCTTTTTTTTGTGCGTCCTCTTACATCAGTTCGCACTTGCTTACCTGTCAGCACATCAGTACCGATATGAGCACCACGGAGGATATAGCGAATCTCACCGCCTTTTGTTTTGTATTCTTTTATATTTAATTTGTTCATGTTGATTCGTCTTTCTAGCACCGCCCAGTACGCAAAAGTCAAAACATGAATAAACATTTTTTAGCTTACTTATCTAGTCTGGCATACCTAATAGCACCGAGTGAGACGTTTAGCATTTCTAGCTCTTTGGCTGATAATATACTTCCGTCAAGCAATAGCTTTATATTTTTATCATGTATTGAACGGAGATCGAAAATAATGGTTCTTCCATCTAATAATTCTTTTGAAAAATTTGTTGTATCATCCTTTTCATCAACAGCAAATTCTCCACTTTGATTTCTCAAAGCTCCTATTTGAAAAATAAGATCTAGTTCATTATCATTTAGTTCTATTTTTTTATCATCATCATCTTCTATATCTCCAGTTGCAGTATAGAAAATATCTCCTAAAATAGTATTTTGCCACCAAATGAATAGAGATTGAATTACATTTTCATCATGATAAGCTAGAGGAAATTTATCTTTATGCTGTTCTAGTTCAAGAAGATTATACTCAGAAATATCACTTCTCCAATAAAAATATTTCTCAGAAATTATCTCATCTAATACATCAGCCTTACTAGGAATATATGGATCATCAAAATCTTCTTTATCTATTTCTTCGGTATCAGAATATATTATAGTTTTTCCGAGATAAACGTTAATAGAATACCTTGGAATGTCGCTTTGGATGTATTCAATATCTACCTTCAATAATTTAGAAAATTCTTCATATCCATCCTCTGTTAACACTTCGTATTCATTATCTATAGTAATAGGAGAGAGATATGCTATTGCTTTTACCAAATTCATAAAAGTTTCCATAGGAGGAATCTTTTTTTCATTTTCAATCTGAGAAAGATAAGATCTTTTTATACCAGCGTAACTTGAAAGTGTTTCTCCTGTAAGTTTTAATGCCAACCGGTATTCCTTTATTTTTTTACCAATCATATATCACCAATTCCTTGTTTACTAACTAAAGTTTACCAAAAAACTTAAAGCTTGACAAACAACAAGTTGTTTGCTAGTATTGTTTTCGTAGTAAACAAAAATTAGTAAACATAGAGAGGACTGGAAATGTCAAATATTGAAATTCGTCAAAAAATGCTAGTACATAATATTAAAAGTTATGAGCTTGCATCAGCAGTTGAAATTTTTCCTTCAACCCTTAGCGTATGGTTACGTACAGAGCTTAATGATGAACGCCGAGATCGGGTTGAAAAAGCACTCGACCAATTAATCAATAACAAATAATCATTTTACCAAGAATGAACGTAGGCAATTGCATAGTTTTTGCCAAACGTGGGTATGTCAAGTTAACCCCGAGACAAGTATTGACGAATGATTAAAAAAGCGAATCGCCCAGTACGCAAATTGAAAGCAAGAAAGACCGCAATGTCATGAAACTATGTAGAAATGAGGATAATGAAAGACTTAGCATTTTTAACCAGTCCTGACTTGAGTAAAGCGGAAGTTGTAACTAACCATGTCGTTATTGCTGAATATGCAGGAATTGAAAGAACATCGTTACGTTTACTCATCAATAAACATAAAAAAGATTTTGAGCAATTCGGTAAGTTGATATTTGAAATATCGACCTTGCCAGATAGTCGAGGTCAAAAAGTAAAAATCTATCAACTTAATAGAAATCAAGCCATGTTGATGATTACTTATCTAGATAATACGGAAGTAGTTAGAAATTTTAAAATCGCTCTTGTCAAACGATTTGATGAAATGGAGAAAGAACTTTATGCACGAAAAATTGCAAGAGCAGTCGAAAAGCCTAAAGGAATTACTCTTCATCAAGCTATTTCTGAATGGAATCATTACCCACGTCATGGCAATACATGGCACACCATTATTAGAAGTTTGCTTGCTACTACTGTGACAGGACTAACCAAGAAGCAAATTCAAGCTAGAGATACAGACTGGCGAAAAGAAAAAACGCTCCTTGACCTCTTAGATTCGGAGGAAATGGAACGTTATAAAATGCTTGAAAGTATCGCAATAGCAATGATTGAAGCTGGTTCTGATTATGAACCTATCAAAATAGCAATCAAATCTACAATGACAACAAAAAAGCCGGACATCTCCCCAGATAAACGACTTTAAACTATAAGTAAGGCAAGCCTTGCAGGGCTTTGCTTTACTCCATTCTAGCAAAAATTATCAGCAAAATCAAAGCTGATTGAACTTTGACAATTGAATAAGAGTGAACTTCTTGAAAAATGATTTATCTAATAGTTAATTGTTGACAATTATATTTATCTATTATATAATAGATAATGTAAGTTAGTTAAGGGTTAAATCTATAAAGAAAAACGAGTACTAGCTGATTTACAATATTCTAAAGAAAGGCTTTATAAGTGACTGAGGAAGAAAAAAAGAAACTAGGGCGACCGTTTTCGGAAAAACCCAAAACAAAAACTATGTCTTTTATGAGTGATGATGAAACTAATGACATCTTAGAGGAATATATTGCTAAGAAAAAAGTTAGTAAAAGCGTAGCAATACGCACAGGCATTCATAAATTGAAAGATGAATTAAAATAAAAAAGTGATTAAAGGCTTAACTTTGGACGGTCAACCGATAATCACTTAGCACCGAGAGTTTCACTCGATAAATATATTATATCAAGAAGTGAACTCTTTTTCAACACGCATTTTTTAAAGTGCGAGAAATAGAGTTTTTTTGTACCCTAAAATACAAATTAGCCCTAGAAATTCAAAGGTAAAATCATGTTTGAAGAACTAGAAATTCATATCGAAGAAGTTGAGATGTATATACAAAACATCTACAAAGCTGTTAATGATTATGCAAGCGGAACTTATGAAAGTTTCGAGTTAGACGATAAAGACACTCTCTTTATTACCAAAGGTAACGCACAGGACTTGTCAGATTATGTCAGTGATTACCTTATGACAATTGCTAACATTATCGGTGTATCAATAATTGAATAGAATCGGAGCAAAAAATGAATAAACCAACGAACAAAGAAACTTATATCTTAGACGATTCAATCGCCTTTGAACTCATGGACTTATTAAAAGCCAAAGCAAGACATTTTATCAAACTTAATGAGTATGTCTACCGCTTGTTTGACGGTCAATCAGTAGTGACTTTCACAACTTTAGAAAATGACATTCAAGTAGAAATGATTAAGGGGTAAAGCATGATTGAAGATATTAATTTAAAAAATGATGAGGTTTCAGCAATCCTAACAATGGTTTTAGATGAGGTTCAAGGAATATATAATCTCAAAGAAGAAAATTGGCGCCATGAACTAACTAGACTTAAAGATTCTCTAATCACATCCCTTTATATGATGGATGAGCGAGTAAAAGATATTAATAAAATTGCTGCCTTAATCATGGAAGCTGAGGTACTCCATGAATGACGACACCTTAACGACCCTTGTTGCGCATGGCTTAGTGGATAAAATCATTCATTTATTTAATAAGTATCTTGGTACACAGCTCAAAATCAGAAATGAAAAGCGAGTATTACCTTATATCTCTAAAAAGCGTGTTATGGAAGACTTAGATATATCAGACGGAACTCTTGATAATTGGGAAAAGCACGGATTGAATCGCTATAAACCACGATACAAAACCTCACTTATTTACTATTTGATTGATGATATATGCAAGTTCATTGTATTAGATAACTAATATTGTCAGGCAAGGCAAAGAGGATTGAGAAAATGACAAATATTATTAGAGCTTGCCCTTATGTGGCTGGTATTGATAGCGTAGGGTTGCGAAGTTTAAAAGCCTATCATGCAGAACTTACAGACAAGCAGATTGAGAAATTAGACCCATTGAACGCAAATACAGGCACAGTTGATTATAGCTTTAAAGTTCGTAAATATAAGCACGGTGTCCGCTTTGAGGGCGAAAAAGAGGGCGGAGAAATCAGCTTATTTGATGAGGTAGCGAAATGATAGAACACCACCAAGGCTACACGGCTATAAAACGGTACGGACGGAATAGTTTTAGACCAGCAGGCAAACACCCATTTAAGATGATTTACAATGCACAAGCGGTTAAATATGACTTAATACAGCAGTTTGAAGCAAGTACAGGCATAATCTTACCCAGCGGAGTAAAAAGCAACTTATGCACGCAATCAGTGCCGATTTTAGGCAAGCAACTGGCTGGCATGAAAGTACAAATAAAGGAAACTAAAGAATGAAATTAAGCGAATTACAGAAAATAGACCAAAACATTATTAAATTTCTTGCTGAACATCGAGGAATTGACCGAGCTGTCAAAGGTAGAATATTGGCACAAACACTTGATATTGATTTTAGATCTTTACAGAGTAGAATTGAGTACCTCCATAAGCAAGGTTGCGCCATTGGTTCAATTGATAACGGCTATTTTATTCCAACTAACGAAGACGAGCGCAGAGCTGGAATTATCAAGAAACAACGCACAGGCATAGCGATTAATAATGCAGTCAATGGCTATACGCTTGCAGAACTTGATTGGATTGACCAACTCTTTGAGGAGGTTGACTATTGACACCAAAAGAACAAGCCTTAAACTGTATTAATCGCGGTTTTTCTGTTATCGCTGGTTATCCTGCAGGGAAAAGCGAAAGGGCTGTTATAAAAGGAACTTCAAGCGGAACACTTGACGAAATCACAGTGAGTGAATGGTTTGATGAAATACCGAACCGTAACATCATGATTAATCTTAGAAATAGCGGTTTGATTTGTATTGACTTAGACCAGCACCAAAACGGACAGAATGGCAGAGCTGTATTCAGTCGCTTGTGGAATGAACACAGCGAGGGGGAAATATTAAGTACCTATGTTGAGAAAACTCCCACAGGCAACGGCTTACACGTTTTCTTTAAAGTTCCCAAAGAGCTATTCAGTCAGCCAATTGTCAATGAACTAGCGGACGGCGTGGAGATAAAAACACACTTCACACCAATCTACCCAAGCAAACGCACAGACGGCGATTATATCCCTTTATATGATACAGAAACTAACGAGCCACTCACTTTTGATAACCTTTCTGATTGTCCTGACTGGTTACTTGAAATGATACAGCGACCACAAAAAAGACAGAACCCAATGCTAGGAAGTCGGACTTATGGCGCTGAAATGTGGGAGTTATTCAACCAAGGCGCACGAAAAGGCAACCGAAACAATGATACAAATCGCATACTTCACTACTGGAGAAAAATCGGCATTGATAATAATCATTGCATGGACTTATTGCGAACCTTTAACACTCGAACCAGTCCGCCCTTACCTGATGACGAGCTGGCAACTATTTGGAAAAGTGTATTCAAGATGAAATAGAAAGGAAGTCATGACAGACCAACTAGAAAAACTTGTGGCAGAAACACCACAGGAAAACGTAAGAAGTCCAAAACCTACAATAGAGGACTTCACGGAATATGGCGAGGGCGGAACAAAAAGCGTAAGTATTACAGCTTATAGCGAAGCTGTCCTCAATTGGATTGAACAAGAAAAAGAAATCATCAATAGCTTAGATTATGTCAAAGAACATACTCAAACGCTTAGAGCTGTCAGAAAACTATTCTTTGAACATCGAAATTTATTTTTAAGCACACCTAAGGAGGACGGCAAGCAACCGAAGTCATTAAGCCCTTTAGAAACAGCAAGAATTATCTATAAGACGCTCAAAGTCATCAAATTAGACCACCAAAGCGGACTGTTAGGCGTTTATAATCCTGAACTAGGAATATACGAAACGAATGAGAACTTCTTTCATCGGCTCATTTATTGGCTAGAGCCGTCATACAGTCAGGCACGGTCAAAAGAAGTCTTGTTCAAACTTGAAACCTTAGCAGAGGTTAAACAACAAACCGCAGAAGCTCACTTGATACCAGTTGCTAACGGCATTTTTAACAAGAAAACGCAACAATTAGAGCCATTCAGTCCTAAATACGTCTTTACTTCAACGATTGCTACAAAGTACAATGCCAAGGCAAAAGTACCTCATATTAACGGCTGGAACGTAGACGACTGGTTACTTGATTTAATGAGTGGAGATAAAGAGCTTGTCAAATTGTTATGGCAGATTATTTCCGCAAGTACCAACGGCAACTACTCCTATCGTAAAGGCGTTTGGCTAGTCGGTAAAGGAAATGACGGCAAAGGGACTTTTCAGAGCCTTATCATGAACCTTATCGGACGTGAGAACGTGGCAAGTGTCAAAGCTGAACAATTTGCGGAACGGTTCGCCCTTTCCCAAGTCGTTGGCAAAACTTGCATTATCGGAGATGACAGCCAAGTCAGCTACTTAGACAATGCAGGGAATTACTTTTCTGTGGTTACTGGCGACCCAGTACCGATTGAAGCGAAAGGAAAACAACCAACGCTGGCAGTATTTAACAAGCTGGTTATTCAATCTACTAACTTTTTACCAAAGTTTAGAAATAAGTCAAATGGAACTTATAGGCGTTTGCTTATTGTTCCCTTTAACAAGTCTTTCACGTCAGATAATGACAACTGGAAAATCAAAGATGATTATATTAAACGCAAAGACGTTTTAGAGTACGTCCTTAAAATCGCCTTATCACTTAATTTTGATAAGTTTGACGAACCAAAAGCCACACAAGGGCTGTTAGATGATTTTAAAATCTCTAATGACAATGTACTAGCCTTTGTAAATGATATGTTTGAGGAATTTGTCAGTGATTTCTTACCCTCTATATTTTTAAGTAGTTTATACCGTGCATGGTGCGATACTGAGGGCGTAAAACCGTTCACTAAGCGAGAGTTTGAACTTAAATTACCTGATTATATTAAAGAAGAATGGGAAAAAACAAGCAGACGACCGAGTGGTGCAGGTTTTAATCGAGCTGTAGATTTGCACCGAGCGAATGAATCGGAACTGTTTAGACGTTTATTTCATTGGGATGATGACAAGCATAAAAGCATGACAAAAGGGTATCTACGTAAGAAAAAGCGAAAATGACACCGATGTACGGTAACACTGAAACCGCAGTGGTATCGGCATAAATAGCTCAACAACAACGATTGTAGACAATTGAAACCGTGTCACCGTACTTTTCCTACTTCGCCAGGAATTTATCAGAGGAAATAAAAACATGAAAAAAATACGCTGTCCGACAAATTGAATTTACTGACAGAACCTGACAAAACCTGACTTAAAAATATAAATCGGAGAAAATAAAATGAGCAACGAAACAAAAAAATTAGAAATCCCAGTCGCTGAAAACGAGAGGAATAAAGCAGTTGAAAATCTTCTCTCATTAAAAGAATACTTTGATAACCAACTTAAATCAGACCAAGAAACTTATCAAGCGATCGCGACATTAGGCGATAAGTTGGGCGTTCTGTGGAATGCCGATAAGTAATAAATAACGAAAAATGGAGAAATAATATGCAAGTAAAATATATTGAAGAAGCAAAAAACAAACTCGAAAAACAAGCTGAACTATTCACTCAAAAAGTTGATAAAACGAATCAATTAATTGCTGAATTAAAAAACAAAATTGAAAAAATGGAAAACCGTTCTCAAAATGATGATATTGATGAATCACTCAAAGCCTTATCTGAATTGAATAACGCTAAGCAATTACTAGAAACATTAGAAAAACGTCGGGCGGAGGAACAGAAAGAGCTAGATGTTTTCTGGAGTTCTCAAGAAGTTGATGATACTATCGGAGAAGCATTAAGCCAAGTAGATAATTTAAGTAACATTGAACTAGATTTATTAAAAAGTACCGTGTCAAAAGATACGAAGAAAAAACTAAAGGAATATAACAAGGAAGTTGATGACCAACGTTATCGCCTTCAGGAATCAGGAAATTACTTACTAGAAAAATCGAATGTTTATTCTCGAAGCCCATTAGATAATTTAATTGGTCAAAAAAACGGAAGTCATAAAAATAACTTTTTCTTTGGAATTGTTAGAGCAATGGCAGTTCAATATGAAAAAGAACTAATGGAATTCCTAAAATCTGAAAAAATCCTGACTGATTTAGATTAGGAGATTAAATGACTAAAAAAACAGAAATTAATTTTGGGATTGATAGCAAACTAGAAATCAGAGACGCAAATAAAAAAGCAGGATTCATTGGGCAAATTGCAGGGTATGCTATTGTATTTAATAAGCCAAGTGTGCCTAATGCACCTTTTATTGAATATATTTCTTCATCGGCGCTCAATAATGTTGACCTAAGCGATATATTAGCTTTATATAACCATGATTACGCCAATGTGCTAGGCAGAGTTGATGCAGGAACTTTAAAGTTAAGCATTGATAAAGTCGGCTTGCATTTTGTTTTGGATATGCCAGATACAACAGTTGGCCATGATGTCTATAACAACATAAAGGCTGGAAACCTTAAAGGTATGAGTTTCGGCTTTGTTGTGGCAGACGGCGGTGATTCATGGCAACAAGGAGCAAGTAAACCTATCCGAACAATTAACCAACTTCAAACGTTGAGTGAAATAAGCGTTGTAAGTAAACCAGCTTATGATGATACTTCTATCAATGTCACTCGTTCTATCAAACAATTTGAAGACGAGCGTACACGAAAGTATAAAGAAAAAGTAAGAGCTTATCTTGATGGATTGAGTGATTAGATTATAATAAAAAAACCTAGTCTTTATTGGCTAGGTATTTATTGTTAATGTCAGAAAAAACGAAAATGACACCGATGTACGGTAACACTGAAACCGCAGTGGTATCGGCATAAATAGCTCAACAACAACGATTGTAGACAATTGAAACCGTGGTACCGTATTTTTCCTACTTCGCTAGGAATTTATAATATAGCACGAAAGGATATAAAATAGATGGTTAGATATTATTGGGGGAGACTTCAAGATGTTGTAAGGTGGTATCTTAGAGGAACGCTATACCTAAGCGCTCAAAGCAGAAAATCATATATTGAAAAGACTGGCGCTGAACTAGGTAACTTACCAAGACTTTTAAAACTATTAGATAATCTTGATGAGTTATTTGACACAGCCAATACTGACAGCATAGCTGTATTATGCTTGAGATACGTTGAGTTATTAAGTATCGCAGAGACTACAAAACGCACAGGACTATCAGCTTATCAGATAACAGCTAAGACAGGTAAAGTCATGAAGAAAGCTAAGGAAATTATATCTAAAGCATGATATAATAGTCTTATCAAAAGACGCAGAGATGCGCATGGTATAATAGTGCAGGAAAGTATCTCTAATTGTGGGGGTGCTTTTTTGTTTGGAGGATTATATTATGAATGAACTAGAGTTTAATATCAGATTATATCTCACAGGTACAATGAAGTCATGGACTGATAGGATAGACAACACAGACCAACTCACACCACAACGCTTTATATTCAACGCAATGACAGAGCTGTTTGATTCATTGAGTGATGATGACCTAGAGTTAATCAGACTTAGATACATGGAACGCTTGACACTATCAGAAGTTGCAAGCCGTTATCTGTTAAACGAACATACTATTAGAAACCACACGAACCCAACTATTAAGCAAGTGAAAAAGATTATAAAACAAGGTAATGAACTTTCAATAAAACAAAAAAGCCCGTGA